ATGTTAGGTAACATCCAGCCCCATCAAGATCAAAATCTGTGAAAACGATATAACGATCCATGTACTTATATTTATCCCTTTTCCCCGTATTCTCCAGCAGATAGCTCTATGTCACCTACCTCGTCATTCTCATTTAATGCATCATCTTCAAAGACAGTCATTGTTCTGTAATTCATTCCAAGTCTAGTAACTCCGTGATTACTACCAAAACGATTCTTCATTATATTTACATGTATTGCATTATCTTCTTTATCTTGATCCGTACGAAATAAACCAACAACTGCGTCTGCTGTAGCACCTGTACCGTAACTCTCACTCACTGATGACATCCCAGGTCCTCGTTGATCATATACTTGAGCTTGAGAAGAAGAACCAGCTCCACTATAACCAGTACGATTAAGCTGAGTAGCAGTAATAACAGGACATTGAAATTCATATGATAATGCTCTCAACTGCTCGCTGATATTTTTTATTTTCTCGTAAGAGTTATTGCCATCAGATGTTAATAGATTCAAGTAATCTACAACAATCGCATCAGGTTTAAATTTCTTAGTAGATATAATTTGTTTAGTATACGTCTTGAGAATTGCAGGAGTTATACTATTAGGTGGGTATTCCTTCACGATGAGACCAGCATCAGGTCTCATCATTTTAAATCTCATAGCACCGTCTCTAATTCCCTCAACATTATCTTTCAATGTATTATTATCAAGTTGAGAAATAGTAGATGTAATTCTAATATTATACATTTGCTCAGACATCTCTAAACTAAACAAAATAACTTTCTTATTTTGCTTCATAATATTAACTGCCATATTATGTAAGAATATAGACTTACCTACATTAGTTTCACCAGCGAAGATATACATTGACCTACCTTCTTGTTGAAAACCACCACCTAATAATTCATCTAACCATTCAATACCAGTACTAAGGTGATTAGTTTCAGTAAGGAGATTATCAATATGAGTTTCAAGCTCGTCGAAGTAATTATGACCCTCGCTGCTTCTTAAACTATAGCCAATAATTTTCTCTACATTATTATAAAAGGAAACTAAATCTTCTTTATCAGTTACTGAATCCCATTTCTCTGCTATTTGAAGTAAAGTATTTTGAAAGCCTTGAAGCTTTAAGAACCTCTCTGTATGATCTAAAAGAGTATTATAATCTATCTCTTCAGTTATATTATCAGAATTATTCTTTACTATTGAATAGGCTTCTTTGAGCTTATCACTATTGAGAAATACAAGTAATTCAGTAGAAGTTGGTTTCCTATTAAACTTAGAAAAATATTTCTGAAGAAGCTCTACTATACGTTTATTATGCTTATTAGAGAATAAATCAGTTTTTAAGTAAGGTATTGTAATAGAGAGGAACTGCTCATTTTCCAAGCAGTTCTTCATTACTAATTTTTCTATAAACTCAAAATCTTCTTTTAGTAAGTTATTCTCTGGCATATCTTTTTAGTTCGTTGTAGAAATATTCTTCTGAATCTTGATACTCTTTTGTAAAATCTCTCAAACCTGGTGAGTTATGTATTACATGTATCGGTACTGTACCTAGTATAAGACCTGCCTGAAAACAGTCAACAGAGAACTTTAAGTCATAATGATGAAACCCTTTTATTTTTTCATCGAATTTAATATTTTTTTCAATAAGAGTTTTAGGCTGGAAAGCTAGAAAAAGACCATCAAGAAGGACGGTTTCTTTTCCTATATCACCGAAAACTGAAGGAAGGTATTTATTTTTTGTACCATGGCTCACTACTCCAGATTGAGTCTCTCGAGCAGTCATTAAATGCCATAGAAGAGGTTTTTGTATTTTTAAGTTTGATCCACCCGCTAGTCCACATATATCAAACTTATCATATCGAAACCCATCGTATATTTTTTCTACAAAATTACAACTATCTATGTATATATCATCATGAGCAAATATTACACAATCCCATTCATTAGTTATATACTGGTTGTATACCTCACACAGGCCTTTTTTATTATTTTCATGAATAATATATTTACCTGTGTAAGATTGATCTTTTAAGCTCTCATATAATAAAGTTTGATCGTACTTATTTTTAGTAGTAGTGCTTACAACTAAAACTTTATCAGGATCATATGAAAAATCCGTTGTTTGTTCTAAACGTCTCAATTGGCTCATATTTTAATTTAGTGAAGTTAAATCTATATATCACACCCTCTTCAAGAAGCTGCCAGTTTTTTATTGGCTTAGAACTTAGATTTTGATCATCAGTATAAATAGTACTACCAGATCTAAAAACAAATAATTCTGAAGTATTAGAATCATACAACCAACAGCCAAACGTGCCCTCTAACTCCTGTAACGCAGCTTTGAGTCCTAGCTTATCAACCATAGGTAGGATAATACTACTATCAACTTCATTAACAGTATTAGCTGGTAGGTGTTTATTGTATTTTGTTTTTAGTTTCTCAAAATTACTCAATACCCCATTATGAGCTAGGTACATACCTTTATACTCAAAAGGGTGAGTTGTTTCTTTAGAGAATTCTCTCTTAGTAGAAGTTGGTGACTGAAGATGACCTAGATAAAAAACCGTATCATCTTCAAATTTTAAATCCTTTTCAAAGTCAGTATCCTTAACAACCTTAACTTTATTGTTTATGCAAAACTTAATCACACCATAAGCAAAGTTACCGCGTTCTTGATTTTGCTTAAATAAGTGTTTGAAAGCCTCTTTATACGGTGATCCAATTATTCCACACATAATATATTACCATGGTATATCATTACGTTCATATTGCAAGGGGTCCTTAATCCCTGCATCTAAAAATCCCTTTATACGAGAACTACAAGCAGTACAGTAACCACATGCCTTATTCTTACCTTCATAACAAGTCCATGTATTATTATAATCGATACCTAACTCAGCACCCATTAGAATTATCTCTCTCTTAGTTTTATCTATTAATGGTGCTTCTATATTGATTTTATTCTTCCTATTGAGAGCAATAAGATTATTAATACTATCTAAGAATTCAACACTACCATCCCAGTAACCCGCTTGACTATCAATGAGCGCTGCACCATGATATACAGTACTAGCTTCTACCTTCTCAGCATATGCGCATGCAATAGACAGCATCATTTGATTTCTAAAGGGTACGTAATTTACTGTTTGAGCATCACCGAGTACATCTTTAGTTTTAGCAACATCAATATTATCATTAGTTAGAGATGAACTACCAGCAATATCTCTAAAGAAAGAAAGATTTACCTTTTTAAAATCATTCCCAGATTGACGTTTTGCGCATATCAATTCCTTAATATGTCTTTGACTATAATCAAAGGTTATAGGAAATACTTGCGTATGCTTAGAACGCGCATACGCAAGTATTACACTACTGTCTATACCTCCACTTACTGGAACAATTGCTTTACCCTTCTTCATCTTCTTTGATTATATCACCAATAGCAGTTTCATTCAACTCTTTACCATAGCGATACTTATCTTTAATAGATGTCTCAAGCCGCTCGAGAATAGTTTTCCATAACTCTTCGTCCTTACGCCAGTTCTTATAATAACCGAGTTTATTACCATCCATGACAAATGTAGCTCCTGTTTGCTCAATAACCCCATGCGACACTGCAACATCCCTCAAACCAGAATATTTATCAAGGCCAGTTTTAAAGTTAAGGTAAACTTCTGCCTGCAAAAAAGCAGGAACAAATCGATTCTTAACAGTCAACATACGAAGAGTAACTCCGCTGTAGTTTCTTGATTCAGTTAATGCTACATCTTTTTCATTATTTGAATCGGTCTTCTCTTTCTTCGCTGCCATTTGTACAAGGACAGAAGCCATATAGATAGGACCAGAGCCACCGGCTTGAGTTTTAACTAAAGTAGGGTGCAATGCTCCTGGATCTGCATATGTATGATTACTTGCTATCACTGTTGTACCAGTAACAGCAGCTTTATATGTAATCATTCTCATCATAGATTTGAGCTGTTTAGCTCTAAGACCCATATCCATCGCGCCCTTGCCTTGTTCAGCATCTCTGAGCTCTTTTTCAGAGGCGAGATTACCTAGAGAGTCTATAGATATAATAAACTTACCATGTAGCTCTGGTTCTGCTTCTACTTGATCAAGGAATGTCATAATCTGATTACGACAAGCTTCTACAGTATCTACCGGCACATACTTAGCTTGCGAACTATCAAGTCCAACTCCTTCTGCGCTTGATGTATCAACTGCAACCTCAGTATCAAAGATAATAGGAATCATTCCCATTTTCTGAGCATTACCAAGAATTTTATTAAGAATAAAAGTTTTACCACAACCAGACTCACCACTGAAGATGACAAGACGACCTTTGGGTATACCACCGTAGAGTGACCCAGAGGTAATACTATTTAAAGCTAAACACCCTGTATCAATCCACTCTGTGACATTACTCAAGGTGTTATCCTCGAGGGTGGTCGCATTGCTATTCATCTTCTGTAAGCTAGCAAAAGCTTTATTGGCAAGTTTATTAATATCCATAATTAATCTTCAAATAATTTAATTTCTGGAGTAGTATCTGTTTCTTCAGTCTCTTTAATATTAATCTTGGTGAAGTAGTGTTTAGTAATACTTTCAGTAAGATTTACTTCAATTATTGATACATTATTTTTATTCACATTAAACACGCATTGTTTAGAACCATCTTCTCCAGGAACAATAAACTCACCGAAGAAAAGCGGGATAACATCAACTTTCATCTGGCCAGATTCATTAGGCGTAACCATAATCATTGCAGGATCTTTCAGTTTTAAAGTAGCATCAGTTTCTTCTAATACCTCTCCAAAACAAGTTCTTCCAATACCGTCATTATAAACAACAATTTTATATTCGTCGTACATAAAAATATAATAGTATACTTATTTTAGTTTTCAACGGCTAATACTAAAAAAGTCAAATAAATCTGTTTGATAGGCTTCTCCTGGTTTGTATGGCTTCCATTTTACTGATTCATAGAAACGCTCTATAACTTTAAAAATAGTCTTTTCAAACATTTTTTCATGATCAATTAAGAACAAGTGCTTAAACTCCTCAGGTAAATTATACTTAAACGCTAAGCTATTACAACCATACTTATTTGGTTGCTGTACATAAAAGTAACGTACTTTATCCCCAGAACCTATTTTCTCATGTATACCAGTAAGATTAAACTCTTCTAGTAATTCATTATAAAAGATAGAAGACTTAACATGTATAGGGGTACCTTTACCTATAGAAAACGAATTAGCTTTGATTGCATATTTATCGTAATCCTTAATACCCATAACAAAAGCAATATCTTCAATAGGTAAACTAGAATATAAGTTATATACCTTTTCAAACATCTCATTCGTCTTAGACTCATCCCCGGTCATAATCATATTCTCGATTATACCCTTCACATGCGGCTTAACAGGGTCTGGCATTGTCGTACGAACAACTTCTACCCCAGTATATTTGAATGTATTGCAAGGGTCTCCCTCGTCGTCTAGTTTATGAAGTACATACCTTTTCTTTTGTAAGAACATACCTTTATCACAAATAGACTCTCTCTTAAATACAAACTCAGGTCTTATAGTATTAAGAGATTTTTTAGCCCATTCCTCTATATGTACATTTAGATAATCTTCTATATCTTGCACTAAATCATAAACCTCAGGCTTTACAACTATATTATTAGTAGCAGGAGAATGAGCTTCTATATACAACGGAATATTTAAGTGCTTGAGCAACGGAGTTATAGTTACATAACTGGAATCAGTATCATTATATAAAACAGGATTATCTTTGTTAAGGTCTTCTTCTGTAAGGTCAGTATTTTCTGTAATATAGTTCCGTAAAATTACATTACTTTGTTTGATTACTTCTTGACCAGTAAGAGTAATTGATCGTGCAATATCACCATCACCCATTTGCGAATGTTTATTACCAAAATAACCATATATACGATTAATAAGAATCTTTAAGGTTAATTGATAAATATGAGCTTGATTAATCTTAACTGGGAGTTCTTGTAGCCTCTTTTCAGCTATCTTTCTCTCTTCTTTATCAGTAATATTATCTATCGTATTTTTGAGATGGGTCAGCTCTTTCTTTAACTCGTACATGAGCTGTTTTTTCTCTTTTCTTATATTGTAGAAATGTTTAGATATTGCAGGGAAGATACCAACAGGTTCTTGAAAGAAGAGTTTACGAGCTTTTGTTATAGCTATTTTATTCTTTTGAGCCCATCTGATGAAATTGGGTTTAGTAAATTTAAAGTCTTCATTATTTACAGATTTGACATGCACATGAGTATCATCAGTAAATGTAATAGCTCCGAACTTAGTTTCAGGACTTAGGTTCAAAGTAATCATTGTAGAAGGGTACAGTGAGTTAGCGTCGAATGAGATTATATTCTCCTTAAACCCTCTTTGTGGTTCACCTACATATGCACCTTCGTATTTTTCAGTACGAGAAGTATCTTTAATAAATGTAGGTATAACCCGTGGGTCATCCCCTTTACGCGCTTGTATAATAGCACGACCGTTTACTGTACTGATAGTACCAAGCGCAGCGTTGAAGGGAGTTAATCCAACATAAGATAACATCCTTACAAGGCCTAGGAATTGTAACTTCTCATCTAATTTAGCAAGAAGAGTAACGTCCTGAATATTATAATCCACAAACGTTTTCCAATCTTTCTCTGCAAGAGTTGCTAGGTTAGTATTATTAGTATTAATCTTTCTACCTACACCCTCATATTCTCCAATTGAATCTAGCTTATAGCTATCTCTTTGACCTACAGAGAAAGTTTTGTAAATATCAAGATAATCAAGCATACTTATACCCTCAACAATATACTTAGTTTGTTCTCTACCAAAGGAGCCCATAAACTGACGAGCATATACTGGTCGTCGTAATTCTTCATTCATAGGAGAAATCATATTACGAACATCTTCTCCGAATATATTATCTAATCTGTTTATGACATAAGGAATATCAAATGTCTCGCTATTCCATCCTGATAAAATATCTGGTGGGTCTTTACGATAAAAATTAAGAAAGTTCCATAATAGGTCTTTCTCATTATCGCAATTGACATATGTTACGTTATTAGTCTCAGGTACATAGGGACCTAATCCCCATGAATAATAATGTTTCTCTATAGTATCATAGATAGTAATAATATTAATAGGAAACTTTGCGTCTTCTGGTTTAGGAAACTCATTAGGGGAATAGACCTCGATATCAAAAAACCAATTCTTGAGAGGGAAATTACTAAAATTCTCATCTTCATTTTTTTCCCAATATTGATCTATAAGGAATTGCTGGTATGGTGTTATATTTTCAAAGATACGATCTATACCCATATCTTTGATTTTATCTCTTCTTTCTTTTTCTGAGCGACAAGTTATTTGTCTAAGCTTAGTACCATACAAAGAAGTAGCGGATTGTAGTCTCTTATTATTAGTTTCGTAATAGAAATAAGGATGGTAACCTACATCTGTTGTAATGCGCTCACCATCCTCTGACCACGTAAAGAGCCGCATTTTACGTTCATGCGGCATGTAGCTTAATCCTCTATACATATAAGATAGTATAGAGGGTTTCCGTTATTTTACAACTATATTGTTCAGTTTATTAATATTCACCCTACCTGGATGCCCGTACGGGTATTTATAAAGTTCTTCGTAAAAGGAAATATTATTTTCTAGCCACCTTGTTTCCCCATATCGCCGCGCTTTCTTACTTTCAGCTATATACTTCTTACGATCTTTAGCTAGATACTTAATCTGATCTATAAGCTCCGGTCCTGTCTTGAACTTATAAAATGCATTGGAGTATGTTACAATGTCCTGACAAATCGTTGGTATACCCATACAGCAACCTTCAATGAACTTCAAATCACTCTTCGCTTTATTAAAATTATTATCCGCAAGCGGAGCATATATTAATTGAGGTTTAAGGTCTTGAATTTTATACGGATAGCTCATAAGTGTTTCCCATGAGTGAAACTCTATCTTACCAGACTGTATTAAATCTCTTAATGGAGCAGGGTACCCTCCAAAGAAAACCCATTGAAAATCATTAACAGTTTTCCTAATTACATCATTAACATGCTCGAAATCATCTCTATGTTTTACTCTTGAATCCACATCAAAATGAGCACCAGAACCGCAATATAATATTCTCGGTTTTTTAACATTATCTTCGTAGTTTTTCGATACTGTGGTTTTTTCATAGAATCTATCCATCCAAAACTTAGGAACGAAATTAGGAATAACCGTTACCTGCTCGTGACCTGTTTTATCTTTGAAGTAATCTTTCATGTACTGATTAGTAACAGTCATCTCATCAGCCATGAGCATTATCTCCATAGAGGTTTGTCTTATCTTAGGATCTGCAAAAGCGGTTCTAAATTTATTATACTCAGGAATATCTTCAATAAAAATAATATCATCAATTTCATAAATAATATTCATCTTGTCGTTTTGACTCTCTTTTATTTTCTTCACAAAAGACATAAACTGCTTTTGAGATTCAGTAGCTTGTCTTTGAATTCTGATAGCCTTTACATCTGCGTAGAAACTAGGATCAGCGATCATAACTGTACCACCAGATATATTAAAGGACTGATTAACTCTTAATAAACTCTCAGGCCAGATCATACGCCAATGACCACAGCCAGAGTAATCTGCATAGAAATTTAAAACCCGACTGAGATCGTTTTGCTTCGCTTGAGCAGATGGTTGGTATAGCTTTGTATTAATATTACCTAATACGCTAGTAGGTTCTACCTTACTAAAAGGTTTGCGACTTACAACATTGAAAGGAGAAAGCATATTAATTATTATATTCTACCCGACGGGTAATTCCATTGCTTTTTTCTAGATAAATTACTTCTCCGGAACTCTCTTTAGTGGATTCTTTCCTATGAGAAATTATATAAATACCTTCTTTATATTGATCTACCCGCTCTTTAAGTATTTTAATAACAAGTTCTACTCCCTTTTCATCCAAAGATGAATCCAGTAATTCATCAAACATAACTAAATTATAAGATACATCACCCTGCATTCGTCTTATGTCCATAAAAGTAAAAAGACATGCCAGATCTATATTTTTACGTTCTGCGCCTGAAAAGTTAAAATAAGAACATTCTTGACCTTTATCATTTTTAATCTCTTCTTCAAAAAATTCATTAAACTTACAAACACAATTTGCATCCATTTTATCTAAGTAATATAGAAGTCTATTATTAAGTATGTTTA